GTCCCGACTTGACTCTCAGCAGTTTACCTGCTGTACTCTCTGTCGGTTGAGAATCAACCGTGGTCAACCTCCTTAGTAACAGAGGGTTAACCTCTGGTACTAAAAGCTGAAATGTATGCCAGAATCTTAAGAGATTCTGAGGGAGGGGGTCGAGGAAAGTGACTTTGGAACGTAGTTCCAAGCGGTGTATAATATATATAATCCCCAAACTCTGTATTACACAGGAATTTTTTGGCGATCATCTTTTTTCGCCGCTTCTTGCGGTGACTTACGAACGGAGTTATCCACAAAACACCTCTCTATACTGGTTAAAAGGCTGTTACATAGAGGCTTATGGGGTTTCATTAAAGTATATTGCTGACTTGACTTTGTAAGAAAAAAGTTGTAACTTCGCCAAAGCTTCACAGCGATAAGCTTCATAGGATGTTTTAAACCTAAGAGGCTGTCTTTAGGATTACTTAAGTAAGTAATAAAACAGCAGCTACGGAGCGTCACTCAAACCAATTAAGTTGTAAGGGCGCAAAAACTGTCTTCATTATATTTGCAGTATGAGAGTTAAGAAGCGTAACTACAAAGAAGAGTACAAGAAGTTTGGGTCTGGCGGCAGAGCAAAGAAGAAACGGGCTGAGCTCAACCAGTACAACCGAGAGAAAGGAACCTATGGGAATGGGGACAGCCTTGATGCCTCTCATAAGGGCGGTAAGATCGTAGGGTTTGAGGCTGAGAGCAAGAATCGTGGACGGCGAGAGAAGTCCCGACTCAAGAAAAAGAAATAACTTATATTTGCCTTATGAAAGCTAAGAAATCCTACAAGAAAGGAGGTAAAGTAAACAGCGATAAGCGCACTGCTCAGTCTGATACTTTAGAGAGAACCAAAGAACAGGTTTTAGAGAATGCTAGATCACAGCGAAATAGCAAACCTCCTGGTCTATATCGTGGTGCTGATGGTCCAGGAAGATCTGAGTACGTCAAGCAAGAGAAAGCCGCTCAGGGTCCTTTGAATAAGCTTAATCCAAAAAAGGCCAGCCCTGTGGTTTCTAAGCCTTCACCAGCAAAGAAGCTCAAGAAAGGCAAAGCTGTTATTCCAGTGCCACCCGCTAAAGGACGTGGAAGAAGAAACCGTAAGTAATGGCTGTACTCACTGTAACGATTAAAGAAGAGCTCACGCTAAACGGATCAAACCGTGGTAGCGAGAATATCACTTCTGTAGCAAACGTAACTCAATCATTCAACAGAATTGTAACCTGTCCCGCTAACCAGGACACTACGATTGCTGCGTTTCAGGCAACCACTCATACCGTTGCAGGAAAACCTACTATGAATATTGATGACGTTAAGTATATTCGAGTCACTAATCTTGATGCTTCCAATGAAGTTAATCTTTCCTTACAGGTATCTACAAGTGAAAATGGAGTTGCAGATTCGTCCTGTACCTTAGTGCTGGAGGCTGGTAAAAGCTTTATAACTGGAAAAGTTCATGATGGTATAGCTGTTGATGACGACACAAAAAACATCAACACAACAATGACAGATTTAGAAAGTATTTTAGTAGATCCCGCTTCAAATGAAGTTCAAGTAGAAATATTTATAGCAAGCTAAGATCATGAAGACTAAGAAGTACAACAAAGGCGGGAAGGCAGCTCTTTACGACATGGTAAAGAAGTATGCAGAAGGAGGGAAGGTTGAACCTGAGCTTACTTTTATCTTGAGGGAAAACCAAGACGGAGGCCAAGACGTTGTTTTTATGGCCGACGGAAGACCTGTAACTAACAAAGAAGCCATTAACTACTATGCCTCTAATATGGGGCCAAAAGAAGAGTTTCAGGAATGGTTTTCCCAAACCGCTAAAGGAAAATACGGGGACTCTCAGAAGGTAGACATGATTCTCTCTCAGATGAAGACCCCAGGATATAAACCAGGAATGACACGTTCTAGCGGTGCACCTACTGGTCGAACATCAATGGGAGAGGGTGAATTAAGTTCTACTCAGGGCGGAACTGAGGGAATGGAGGGGCGATCCAGAGAAGACAGAGCTAAAAAGCTCCTTAGCGGATTGGCTGATTACAGAAGGCCGAGATAGCCTGACCTAGGTCCATGCCTTCGACTACCCTAAATGATTTGGGCTGCTCGATAATGGATAGTTTGTTTTCGTTTCCGTGTTGAACACTTGCAGAAAACTCATCTAATAATTGACGCTCAGGGTGTGTTCTTTTCTGAATAATAAGAATTTGTCCATTCCTGAAATCTAGGTTAGTATTGTGAGTACCATTAAACGCTTGTCGGTGCTGTGCAATTTTGTTTACCTCACCAGTGGATGGGTCAATGGTAAGGATGTCAAAGAAAACCATGTCGGTATCAACATCGTTGACAATCGTAAAAGGAACGTTCTGTGCAGATACTAAGCTCGAAACTGCAAGAGCAAGGATTAAAATAAGATTCTTCATAGCAAATAACTGTTTTAAATTGTTTCGTAAATTCGGTTTGCTGATCTCAAGGTAAGATAAACTTTTCGATCTCACAAATTTTTTTTCTAACTTTGCTATATTCAATCATAGATTGAAGAAATATTATCACAATCCTCGAATCAAAAGAATCAACCCGTCTTGGGTGGCTCAGAAAAATGAAATTAAGCAAAAACCTTACCCTAAAGGAGGTGGTGAAATCCAACACCGCGACCCGAAAGGGGATAGACAACACCCCTGACCAGTGGGCCATTCACAACCTACAGGCTGTAGCGGACCATATCTTTCAACCTATACGTGATCACTTCGGCGTACCTATTGGAATTAGCTCTGGATTTAGATCGAAGGAACTAAACAAGGCGATAGGGGGGAGTAAATACTCTCAGCATATGATTGGGGAGGCTATTGACATAGACGCCGATATGTACGGGAAGGCTACTAACGCTCAGATATTCGACTTCATTAAGAAGAACCTAGAATGGGATCAGATGATATGGGAGTTCGGAGATGACGAGAACCCTGCATGGATTCATGTGTCATTTAAAGAGGGTGGTGGTAACAGGTGTCAGATCAAGCGGGCCTATCGAGACAGCAAGGGAGTTTACTATAAAGTGATTTGACTATCTTTGACTTATGTTAGGACTAGGAAAATCCATAGATAGATCAGGTTTTGTAGGAGCCGCTGGACCATTGTTTTTCAGCTCTGTTATTCCTGTTGATTTTTTTGATACCATCACTGTACGAAGTAGCGCATCTGACTTAACGATTACCGCTAATCAAACAGTCGATTCAAGCTCTGGATGGCTTAAGGTCGCTTTTGATTTAGAGCAAACCACCACCCCTAGTTTTGTTAAATCATCTATTATTGACGGAATTGTAGTTGGTCAAGACTATAAGATATCTTTTAATATATTCTTAAGCGACGCCACAAATGAAGGAGGGTTGGCTCATTGGCCCAGCGGTCCAACAACAACATCCGTAGCTTTAGGAGGGGTAATTCCCACTCAAGACATAACGGCGGGTCAAACCACTTTGTGGGAGCAAACAATTACCGCCTCTGCAAATGCCAGCGGTAATCTTGATTTTTATCTTTTCTGGAACAACCCATCGGATGATCGTCCAAATGCAGATGCCCAGTTTTACATAAAAGACCTTAAGATAGAAAACGCTTAAAGTGAGTTATAGAAACGCTGTACCGCCATTCTGCCTTTCTGCGATAGCGCATATCTTACACGGTAGTTGAATTTAGTCTCATCTCTAAACAAGTGATCCTCTAAGGTTTGAGAAGGAGTCAGCTTGTCAAAATGCTTGTACAGATACCCCATAGAAACCAGTGGATATATCATCCTGTCAGCTAGGTTCTTTTTATTCATGCCGTACTCACCTGCCACCCACGATATAGTAAAGAACTCCAATTCGTAAACAAACAGCATAAAGTACAGGTAGCTCTTCGTAATCTCGCTGCCGTCAACAAACTCTTCTGTAGCACTCTTGAGATTTTTTAAATGGTTGTTCTTTACGAACCTAGAGGGCATTTTTGAAAAGTCCCTGAACATCCTTGTTTTCTTAACTTGAGACCTAGGCATATTAATTCGTATATTTGACTTAAACAAATTTACACCATGAACCCGAAAGACACCCTCTTCTTTGCCGAAATGTACTCCCTCGTCAAAAAGATGGAGGAGACGATTGATGAGTTCGAAATGAAAGATCGCACCCTAGCCTCTATAGTTGTGGGTGTCATAGACTTTGACTCTGTTGAGGATGGCGATGAAAGCGCAGAAATGAAGACCATGTACAGCTTTAACCTAGAGAGTAGGGAAGAGCTAGATACACTAAAAGAAGTAATGGATAGCGCGTATCAAGAAAACGATTCATTAGACGACCTCTTGGGTGATTTGGGTATATCCCTAAACTAAAATGGAAGGACTTATTAGAAAAATTGTGGTCGGAAGAGACCCTAAAAACGGCATGGCTTATTACGTAGGCATGAGAGCTGGGTCGGGAGAGGTATCTGCTATTGTGCAAGACGAAAGACATCTGCATAAGTTTGGAAAGCAGAGATATCTTATATACATTGAGAACGATGAGGGTACCATGCTGTGGAAGGCAGTAGATGAAATGCCTTGTGTTCTTGAATTTGATTTAAATTTTTAATGAATGAAGACCTTTAACTTATTCGTAGTCGAGCTAGAAAAGACTATAGACGACACCATCACAACTAGTGGCGGATTAGAATTATACGTAGACAATAGATTTAATGAATTTGAAAACAGAATTACAGAAGGCCCTGTCGTGGCTGTTCCGTTTAAGTACGAGACTGGCGTCAAGCCTGGCGACACGCTTTACTTCCATCATCTCGTGGTTATCAATGAAGGCCAGCCACTTACTGGTGATGACAATCACTACCTTGTCAGATATGATGAAGATCATGCTATCAATAATCAAGCTATTGCTTTTAAAGATAGCAGTACTGGTGATGTCCACCCTCTTGCGGGTTGGAGCCTTCTTGAAGCTATCGAAGAAGAAGAAATTCAAGAATCGAAGCTTATCGAGGTTGTCAAACTTAGCGAGAAGCTACCAACAAGAGGTAGGGTCGCGTTTTCGTCTTCTGGCCTTGAAGAGATAGGTCTTTCCGTGGGTGATGTGGTTGGGTTTAAAGAAAACCGAGACTACAGAATTACTATTGACGGAAAGGAATACTATAGAACCAGGGTTGAGGACTTGCTTTACAAAGAGGATTAATGGCTAGTAAGTTTACTACCGTAAGCGCTTCCATGAGGCTTATGCAGAGCATGGAGATTGCGATTAATAATATGATCGAAGAAGTCAAGAAGCCTGTCGATCCAGAAGCAGGGGGGTCAGCTCGTAAGGCCGAGCTCCAATCCATAAAGCAAACAGCTATTGATTGTAAAGAGCTTTTGGTGGAGCGCCAGAGGCTAGAACAAATGGTTAAAGAACTAAACGACAATGGAGAAATCGAAAAAGACAAAGACTACTCAGGAGGATTCGCAGAAAGGTTCTCTAAATAGCGCTAGTGGATTGATCTACTGGGACGACTATAACTTTGATAATCAAAACAATACAGCCTGTAACCTAAAGGTAAACTTTAAGCTCTCTTAGCTCAGTCGGTTAGAGCATCCGACTCATAATCGGCAGGTCCCAGGTTCAAGTCCTGGAGGGAGCACATGCACCAGTAGCTCAGTTGGATAGAGCATCTGCCTTCTAAGCAGACGGTCACTGGTTCGAATCCAGTCTGGTGTACGAATTAAATTAAACAATATGACTGATCTAATTTGCAAAGAATGTAAAGCAGAGAAATCTGTAAGAACCCTCACTATGAAGTTCCAGAATGGTAGCGTTTACTACCCAGAAGGACAGTGTGAATGTGGCGAACAAATGGAGATTAAAAACCCTAAAGAAGGTGTACCTTTGCTGGGTAGGATGAACTCACACGGACAGAGCTTTTGATGTCCACCATAATTGACATAAAAGGCTATGAAACTAAGGGGATTAAGATCGACCCTAACGGTACAGAAGGAGAAGCTATCGAGCTCCACGGGCTACTCGTGGTACTACCGAAGAAACCGCGCAAATCGGAAATTCTCTTCCATGACCAGCCAAAGAAGTTGCAGCTGTGGAAGCGCACAGCTATGCCAGAGGAAATGCGTAGGATACGCAGTATGGATGAGTGGCTCGAAAAACCTGCCGAGTTTCGTAACAAGTTTCGTTCTTACATCGAGCAAGAGTTTCAGCGTAGGCGCGACGGTGTATGGTTTTACAATAATGGGGAACCTACGTATATTACAGGGAGACACTATATGTTTCTACAATGGTCTAAAATTGATATCGGATATCCATCATACCTCGCTTTCCAAAAAGACATCTTTACGCACATGGCTGCTTGTGAAGCTGACCCTCGTTGTTTCGGTCAGCTTTATACTAAGTGTCGTCGTTCTGGCTACACTAACATATGCTCTGCTGTCTTGGTGGATGAAGCTAGTCAAGTTAAAGAGAAGCTTCTTGGCATACAGTCGAAAACTGGTAAAGACTCTCAGGAAAACATCTTCATGAAGAAGGTGGTTGCGATATTTCGCGGCTACCCATTTTTCTTCAAGCCTATCCAGGACGGTACCACAAACCCACGTATGGAGCTTGCATTTCGTGAGCCATCAAAGCGTATTACCAAAAACAACAAGACTTCTCATAGGGGTGACGCTTTAAACACGGTGATTAATTGGAAGAACACCACGAACAATGCATATGACGGTGAGAAGCTGCACATGCTGTACCTCGATGAGGCTGGTAAGTGGGAAAAACCAACCGACATTAGAGAGGCTTGGAGAATTGAGCGTACATGCTTGATTGTTGGTCGTAAAGTAATAGGAAAGGCCATCGTGGGAAGTACGGTAAACCCAATGAATAAGGGGGGCGAGGAGTATAAAGGCTTGTGGCATGACTCTGATCCAAATGAGCGAAACAATAACGACAGAACCAAGACTGGTCTTTATAGAATATTTATTCCAGCTTACGACGCCTTAGAAGGTTTCTTTGATGTTTATGGTAACGCTGTTGTAGAGGATCCACCCCAAAGCGCACACATACACGGTATAGACGGGGATACCATCGAAATTGGCAGTAAGACTTATTTAAAAAACGAGAGAAAGTCCTTCAAGGACAACCCCTCAGAGCTAAACGAGGTGACTCGGCAGTTTCCTTTTACCGAAGACGAAGCATTTAGGGATAGCATCGAGGGGAGCTTATTTAATATAGGTAAGATATATCAGCAAATAGAGTATAATGACGAGTTGTTTCCTAATCCTGTCGTTGTAGGTAACTTCACGTGGAAGGAAAAAGACAAAGAGGTTGTTTTCTCGCCCACCCCTAACGGTAGGTTCAGGGTGTCTTGGATGCCTGATCCTTCTGAAAGAAATATATCTAAAACCGAAAGAGGAAAAAAAATAGCTCCGTTCACTTCTTATGGCTGTGGAGGTGTTGACTCATATGACCTAGACGCTACCGTGGACAATAGAGGGTCTAAAGGAGCTCTTCATATGTACAATAAGTTTAGCATGAACCGTCCATCTAACATGTTTGTTGTGGAATACGCCTCTAGACCAGACTTAGCGAGCATATTCTACGAGGATGTCCTTATGTGTGCGTTTTATTATGGGTATCCTCTACTTGTAGAGAACAATAAGTACGGTATCGTAAGATACTTTGAGTCAAGGGGTTATGACGGCTACTTAATGGATAGGCCCAGGCATCTCATGAGTAGTTCTTCTCACGTAAACGTAAAAACAAAGGGCATACCATCTAACTCTCAGGATGTAATACAGTCTCATGCTCAGTCTATAGAAAAGTATATTCACGATCATGTTGGTGTGAATTACGAAAGCGGAGAAACAGGTGCTATGTACTTTAACAAAACCCTTGAGGATTGGATTGGTTTTAAAATAGATAAAAGAACTAAATTTGACTTAACCATTAGTTCTGGTCTGGCTTTGCTCGCAGCTCAAAAAGAAAAAGAAAAGTCTAAGTCTGACTTCAAAGAAAAGGTGTTTTTCAGAAAATATAAGGTCTAACGACGATTTGTTATATTTGCAGAATATGCATAATGCAAGTAAATTATGAGCCTCGATAAAAATAGCAAGCATTCCTTCCCAAACCCTCTGGCAGACGCATCAACTAAGGAGAGTATGTCTTATGGTTTGCAGTATGCAAAGGCTATTGAAAACCAGTGGGGCAAAATAAAAGAGTCTACATCTCTTTACGGTAAAAGAAACGCGGTATTCGAAAGAAGCCGAGATTACGCTAACGGTACTCAAGATACCAACATATACAAAAAGCTTCTCCGCTCACTTAATCCTAACGATGGCGACGGCAGCTTGATGAATATGGATTACACCCCTGTTCCTATTTTGCCTAAATTCGTAAGGGTTGTAGTAAACAAAATTTTATCCAAAGACCCGTATCCAAACCTAGAGGCTATTGACCCTCTTTCTTCTTCTGAAAAGAATAACAAGAAGAGAAGAATGGAGATCCAGGTTGAGGCAAAGAAGCAGTTGCAGCAGCTTAAGCAGCAAACAGGCATGGTGATTGGAGAGGATCCAGACCAGCTTCCAGACTCTTTAGAAGAGGCTGAAATCCTTTTAGGCACTAACGTCAAAACTGACGCAGAGATTGCAGCTCAGATAGGGACTAACATGACCCTTTCATGGAACAACTTTAACGACGGAACCTTACGAAGGTGCGTTAATGATCTCGTTGCCCTGGGTATGTGCGTTGTTAAAAGAAGTAACGATCCTAACCACGGTATTAAGACTGATTATGTAGATCCCTCTACGTTTATTCACAGCCATACAGAAGATCCTTTTTTTGAGGATTTAATTTATGCGGGGCATGTTAAGTCCATGTCTATACAGGAGTTAAGAAGGATATCTGCGGGTGAGATTACAGAAGAGCAGCTTGAAGAGTTAGCTAAATCAGTTAAGGGGAAGTATGGGAACAACCCAAACTCTTTTGGTAAGAGCAGCTATAACAACCTGTCTCAAAGAACTGACTATGGCTACGACGAGTACATGGTTGATGTGCTTGAGTTCGAGTTTATTTCTGTTGATTGTATATACTTCGAAGAGAAGGAAAATCGTTTCGGTAACGTAAACTTTTTCATGAAGGGTCTTGAATACTCTGAGAAACCAGGCAGTGTATTCGAAAGAAATCCAGTCAAAATGGATATCGCCACTGTGTACGGAGGTATGTATGTGATGAACGGGTCTAACATTGTATTTAATTACGGCAGGTCTAAAAACGTCCCAAAGAACATTCACGATATATCATCTGTTAGGCTGTCTTATTCTCCAGTAGCTACTAATATTCGGGACATGATGCCGAAGTCTATGGTGTCTAGCTGTACTGGTTTTGCTGACATGCTTCAGCTGACTCACCTTAAGATTCAGCAAGCCATCGCTAAAGCTAAGCCAGACGGATTGATCATTGATATCGAGGGGTTAGAGAATGTTCAACTTGGTAAAGGCGGAGACTTACAGCCTTTGGACTTGCATGATATCTACGAGCAGACTGGTGTATTCTACTATAGAAGTAAAAACCCAGAGGGAGGATTTCAGAACCCTCCAGTAAGAGAGATAGGAAATAGTATTCGAAACATCAATGAGCTCATTGGTCTTTACAATCACTATCTGCGTATGATCCGAGATGCTACAGGCGTTAACGAAATGATGGACGCCTCCACACCGAAGGGTGACACCTTGGTGGGTGTTCAGCAGAATGCTATCTCCGCAGGCAATAACGCCATATACGACATCACTAATGCGTCTATGATTCTTTACAAAAAGGTTTGTGAAGATATAGTTAAGTGTTTGCAAATCATACCAGAAGAGTCTGTTCTTCATGAGATATACAGCAACGCTATAGGCAAAGAAAATATGGCTGTCCTTTCTTCTTTTAATGACCTCCCTATGTACAACTTTGGTGTACAGGTGGTGAAAGAGATGGAAGACAAAGACAAGGCTTACCTAGAGCAGAACGTTCAGATGGCTATACAGCAGAAAGAGATAGATCTCGAAGATGCTATAGCTATAAGAAATATGAAAGATGTTAATCAAGCTGAAAGACTTTTGGTCGTAAGACGTAAGAAGCGTATGGCTCTTCAGCAGCAGATGGCCGCTCAAAACTCACAGATGCAAGCCCAGTCAGCTCAACAAGCTGCTCAGGCTGCTTCTCAGGCTAAGATGCAAGAGATGCAAATGGAGGCTCAGCTAGAGGCTCAGCAGATGCAGCTTAAGACGCAGCTTGAAGGACAGCTAGAAGAGGTAAAGCATCAGTTTAGAAAAGAGATCGAGATCATAAAAGCTCAGGCCACCCTTGGGTTTAAGACTGAAGATCAAGAGTTCAAGGAAAAGCTTGAGGTTTTAAAAGAAGATAGAAAAGACGATAGAGTAAAGAAGCAATCTTCTGAGCAAAGTAAATTGCTATCTCAGCGTCAAGGAAACAGAGGTGAACTCCCAGAGTCTGGGGATAGCGTAGACAATATTGTAAACTCACTATTAGGATAACATGGCAAGCAAAGTAAACTTAGATGTAGCTGAAAAGCTTGATATCACTTGCAGAAGAGGAGACACCTTTTCCCTCACCCTTACATTGAACGACTCTAGTGGAACCGCTTTAGATTTGACTTCTCATGAGTTTTTAATGGACGTGAAAACTAATCCCGTTCGATCTCGGACAGGGGTTTCTAAAAGGGAGGTAGTTGCCTCTAGCAGCCTTTCTTCTTCCGTTTCGGATGCCAAATCTTTAAGCGAAGAGCAAAGATCAAAACTAAGCAATGGGTTTGTTTTTAGCGACGGCACTACTTCTGGTGTTGTTACCGTTACAGCCTCAGCGGATACAATGAAGGAGCTACCTGTTGGTTCTTTTACTTATGATGTTCAGCAAATAGTTGGCGGCGTAGTAACTACTATATTAAGGGGTTCATTCACTGTAAACGAAGATATTTCTAGATAACATGGCTATAACGGTTACAACAAACGGATCTACTTCAGTAACAGTTACAGCTCCAACATCCAGCTCGTTAGTAGTAACAGAGAAGGGCGTTAAAGGCGATACAGGAGCAGATGGCGCTAATGGTGCTGACGGCACTAATGGCACTAATGGTGCTGATGGAGTAGACTTGACTGCTGAGCTTAATGCTGAAATCACGCAACGTGGTTTGGGCGACGCTTTGAACCAGAACTCAATTTCTGCATTGAATGGACAGCTTGCAAATGTTAGGAGCACCCTTAACGTAGGGACCACAGGGGATGACCTATCTGATATTAACGCCCCAGCGTCTGACGATAAGGTTTTAATTCAAGACACGTCTGACAGCAATAACCTTAAGTATGTTGACTTTGGTGATTTTGCTTCTGGATCGCTTTCTAATATATCGGAGGACACCTCTCCCCAGCTAGGTGCTAACCTAGACGTTCAGGCGAGATCGCTTTTCACAAGCACGAGCAACGGGGATATACAGTTTACACCCAACGGAACGGGAAGCGTAAACCTAGATGGAACTGTTAAATTTAAACGCTTTGCTTCTGGATCTGCACCCGATCCTTTTGAGGGTGGGATGTATGCTGATGACAATGATGAGCTCTACTTTGGGGTTTCTTAATAAACAACTATCTTTACAAAAAATACATAAATGGCTACCTGGAAAAAAATATTAACCGAAGCTGACGCTCAAAAAGACTTAGTTGCTGGGTCTGGACTAAGCGGAAGCGGAGGACTTGACAATGTTCTTATTGGGGCTGACGGTGATGTTACCCTCGCAGTTGACATAAACGGTGCAACCGATCTTGGCAGTGGTATTGCAAGCGGAGACGAAATCTTAGTTTCTGATGCGGATGCCAGCAACGCGATCAAAAAAACTACAGTAGGTGATATTGTAAATCTTGCGAGCGGCGGGGTTAGCGGTGATACTTTCGCTTCTGATTTAAAAATTGGTAGGGACGCAGACAACCTGATTGACTTTGCTACCGCCGATGATGAAATTACGTTTAGGGTAGCTGCTGCTGATGTCTTAGAGCTCACCAATGCTAACACTGGTGATTCCGTTCTAACAGTGTTGACGGCAGATAAGAATTTCACAGTTAAAGGAACTGACGGCGCTACTGGGATCACGGCTCTTGATATTGATATGGCGGCAGCTGGTAAGGCTACCTTTAATGGGGATGTTGTTGCCCCATCCATTACGCTGAATGGAACAGCTATTACTTCCGTCTTCAGTCCGATTGCTGGCGGCACTGGTATTTTAACTACTGGAGCTCTTGATACTGGTTCTATTACGTCTGGGTTTGGTAATATAGATGTAGGGGCTAGCTCGATAGCGGCTGGTAGCTTTGATGCTTCAGACGGTAATATAACAAATGTTGGTAGTATATCGCTAGACGCTATTATAGCCGACGGGAGTGCCATTACTATAGGCACAGACACATCAGGTGATACCGTAACAATAGGTCACACAACATCAGAGGTTACTATCGGTGACAACTTAACGGTCACTGGTGATCTAACAGTTAACGGGACAACCACTACGATAAACACCACAAACCTTGAGGTTGAAGACCATATCATCCTGTTGGGTACTAATGCTAGTCCAACGGCAGATACAGGAACCCTTTCTGGAATTGAGGTTGAGACAAGCGCTACTCCATCAAAAAGATCCAGCATTGTATGGACTAAAGACTTAGGGGCATCTAATGACGGAACATATGATGGTACTGGTACTGCTGTTGGGCTTACTGGTTGGGCATGTACGAACCACCAAGAAAGTAATCAAGCCTCATTCCCTATTGCTGTAATGGAGTTTAGCACTGACTCTACACCTCCTACGTCTAACTCAGCTGGAATTGGCTGTTTTCACTACGACACTGGAGACGAAAAACTCTACATTAGAACCGCATAATGAGTAAAATACTGAGGAATCAAGGCATCGAAGTAAATGCCTTCACTCAGCAGGAATTAAACTATTTGTTAGCCTTAGTTTCTAGGTCTAACTTTGAAGGAAGGGATGTTTTTATTCTCGCTGACGTTGTAAATAAATTGAAAGCTAAAATTAAATCGAATGAAACTGGAGATAAATGAAGTGCAGATATTAAATCAAGCAATGAGTAACTCAACGATTAAAGGATCAGACGCTAAAGCTGTATCGGATATAATCATAAAGCTTGAGAAAGAGTTCGAGAGACTATATAAAACACAACAGAAGGGTTAAGTAAATGGCAACTTGGAAGAACATATTAACGGAGGCAAGTACTTCTGCGCCAAATCTTTCTGTTGGGGGCGTTGATGGTGCTGAGGCTGAATTTGTCAGCCAAACCACAGCGGTTGATGCTGCTGGGGAGGCAGAAGGCACTATAGTAAGGTTTGGAGACGACGGTACTACTGCGGGAAAGGTTTATACTTTTTCTAGCGGCACATGGGTTGAAGTTGATGCAAACGACGAGGCAAAAACTAAGGGCCTTTTGGGGATGGCCTTGGGGGGTAACTCTAGTACTAACGGCATGCTTGTACACGGGGTAGGCTATCTTAGTCATGACCCTGGATCTGCTGGCGATATCCTATACATAAGTCACTCAAATACTGGTCAGATCACCTCTACAGCTCCAAGCGACGCTAGTGATTTCCACAGAGTAGTCGGTCACTGCTTAGCAGACAATAAGGTTTTTTTTTCACCCTCTCAAGACTATATAGACCTTGCCTGATATAACAGATATAAATGGAGTTGCCTTATCTAGCATTACAGACATCAATGGTGTAGCAAAAGCTAATATCACAGATATTAATGGTATATCTGCGGGTGCTAGTGGTGGAAGCGACATCGCGTTTTCAGACATTACTTACAGTAGTTTTGACCGTACGATTAGCTCATCGAATCCGTTTGATGTTGATTTACCAACCACGGCTGCATCAGGTGATTTTGTAATGGTGTTTTATGCAGTCGATTTTACATGGGATGGTAATAGAACAACAACTCCTTCGGGCTGGACTTTAATACAGCACGTTGGTGACAGAGATACCGATGTTCACATTCATGCGTATACCAGAGTCTTTGATGGCACAGAGGGTTCAACCGTGCCAATTTCTCCACAATCTCTCTGGGGTGGTGGAGGTAATGCTTGGTCAATGGTTGTCGAAAATATAGACACATCTGATCCCGTTGGTGCAATCACAACTGAAACTGAGCGTTATGGTTATGACTTGGACATTCCTGCTGCAACAAGTGCTGGTGCAGGGACATTTGTCGTGTTCGTTGGTTATGATGGTGCAGATGGTGACCCCATTACATCTTCTAATGATGCAGGATTTACTTTAACAGTTGGCGGAGGGGCAGACGTGCCTGTTGGTGGGGGCGGTACCCACGTCACTTCTGGATGGAGATACTCAGCGATTGGGGCAAACACATCTACAGGTGACACAACAATAAGCTTTAATAGGAGCGATGGAAGGGCAGGAATGCAATTACTCTTGCAAAGAGCATAATATGGACTACGATGTGAAGATGGAAAACGAATTGACCAAAGTAAAAAGCAGATTTATCTGACAATTTTGTTTTTATTATCTTTGCTTTATGCGCTGCTGTAAAAAGTACAAGAAGGGGGGCAATGTAAGTCTCAAGATGGGCAAGCACAAGTCCCGCTCTGGCGGACTAACGGCTGAAGGTGTAAGAAAGTATAACAGGGAAACGGGCAGCAATCTGAAGACCGCTGTTACGACACCACCGTCTAAACTCAAGAAAGGAAGTAAAGCAGCAGGCAGAAGAAAGTCTTTTTGCGCCAGGATGTCTGGAGTAAAGGGACCCATGAAGAAGCCTAATGGTAAACCAACCAGGAAGGCTCTTGCCTTGCGCAAATGGAACTGCTAATGAAGACTGTTAAGTACAATAAAGGCGGTAAACTTAAAGTTAGCTCAACTACAAAAGCTGTCCCCGCTCCTGCTGGTTTTCATTGGATGGAAGAGCGTGGCAGATACTTCCTCATGAAAGGGGAGTACAAGCCTCACCCTGGAGCTGTAAAAGAAGCAAAGTTTAAACTAGTAAGTCATGAAGGCTAAGAAAAAAAAGTTCCCAGATCTTACTGGAGACGGTAAGGTAACTCAGGCGGACATCATTAAAGGCAGGAAAATGTCCAAAAATGACAAAGCTACCGCTCAAGCAATGGCGGGCGGCTCTGTAGTAGGAGCGTTAGGGGCTTCAGCCAAGGTGAACGCCAAGGACTATCCTACAGCGTCTAAGAAGAAGTATAAAATTGGAGGAAAGGTAAAGTCTCGCGTAAACGAGGCTGGCAACTACACGAAGCCTGGAATGCGTAAGCGTTTATTTAACTCTATCAAAGCGGGATCTAAAGGAGGAAATCCTGGTCAGTGGTCCGCAAGAAAAGCACAGCTTCTCGCTTCTAGATATAAGAAGTCTG